TGGAAGCTCGTCGTCCACGCATCGCCGGTCACGCTCGGCGAAAAAAACCGGCTCTATCGCCGCAGCAAAGAGAACGACATGGAGCTGCTGGTGGACATCTTGATTATGAAGGCCACGGACGAGCACGGCGCGAAGCTGTTCACGATCGAGCACAAGCCGACGCTACTGAACAAGGCCGACAGCAACGTCGTCGGACGCATCGCCAACGCCATTCTGGCCGAAAACGGGCCGAGGCCTGACGACTTAAAAAACTGATTCACGGCGGAGAAGCTGCCGACTTCCTCGCCGTGTATGCTCTCGCGGACCGTCTCGGCAAATTCGCAAGCGAAGTGCTCGCCATGCCAGCGCAAGAACTCAACGGCTGGATCGCATACATCGAACACCAAAACCGGAAACTGAAGCACCATGGCTGAAGCATCATTCACACTTAAAGCGGTCGATGCGACTAAGGCGGCGTTTGCGGCGGTGCAGAACTCGCTCGGCAAGCTGGAGAAATCGACGCAAGGGCTTTCCAAGATCACCAAGCTGGCGTTCGGCGGCGAGGCCGTGCTTGGCGCGCTGAACATGATGAAGCAGCGGCTGGACAAGGTCGCGACCGCTGGCGAAGAAGTAGGATTCAGCGACGAGCAAATCGTTGCCGCGATGGAGATGCAGAATCTCGTCGAGGGGACGCTCAACTTTTTCATGAAGCTGCCGCTGGCTCTGGCGCAGGTCGGCATCAGCATGGGAAACGCTTTCAGCCCGCTCACCAAAGATGAAATTAGAAAAAAGCTCGACGACCTGAAATTGGTGAGATTCAAAAAAGAAATTGAGGCATCTGGCGAAACGCTGGCCGAATTGAAAAAAGATTTCGACCAGATAGGAATGTCGCAGGAGAAACTAACTGCGGCAAAAAGGAATCTCGCTGTCACGCTTGGTGCAGAACTCGACGCGATGCGCGGGAAAGGCGACCCAGTCGCTACCGCAAAAAAAGAAATCGAGGTTCAAAAGGTTCTGAATGACTTGAAAAAGGACGACACGACGGAGACGCAAAAGCTGAACGATCTTCAGAAGCAATCTGGTGCTCTTCGCGCTCAAAGCATGCCTCAAGACCTCAAGCAAATGCAGATGAAGCTTGCGGCCGACAAAGAGCGTTTGAGCGCCCTGATATTCGACGGAAAAGAAGTGAAGCCATTCGCATTAAACATGAAGGCCGAGGAGAAAAGCACGGCGCAGAAAATCAAAGACCAAGAGGAGATGATTCGGCTTCTCCCGCAAGTCGCGGCGGAAGAAGAAAAGATCAACGCGCTCATGAAGGAGCAAAACAGACTTTTCGACGACGCCGGCCAAATTCTCGCCACCGGATTTGAGGATGCGATTCTGAGCGGGCAAAAACTAAGCGAGGTGCTTCGCGCAATCGGACAGGACTTGGTGCGCCTCGTCTTCAGCAACATGATAACGCAGCCGCTCGCGAAGGGAATCGGGACGTTCTTGTCAGGGATGCGTGCCGAGGGCGGACCCGTGAACGCAGGCGGTGCCTACGTCGTCGGCGAAAAAGGCCCCGAGCTATTCGTGCCCAGCTCCTCGGGCAGCATCGTGCCGAACGGCGCAATGGGCAGCAGCGGCGGGGGCTCGGGCGGCGTCACGGTCAACTACAACATCGCGGCCGGCGTCTCGCGCGCCGAGCTGGTGCCTATTCTCGAACAAGAGCGGCGGCGGCTCAAGGCCGAGATTCCCGACATGGTCCGACGCGGGGGTGGCTACCGTGCAGCGTTCGCTTAATCGTCATGGCTATCTCCTACCCGCTTTCTCCGCCGTCTCCGTTTAACCTCTCGCGCTTGTCGCTCACGGGCGTCTCGGCGGTGTCGCGCAACACATCGCCCTTCACCCTGCAAACGCAGCAATACAACCACGCTGGCCAAGCGTGGCTCGGCTCGGTTGATTGTCCGCCGATGACTCGCGCGGATGCCGAGACGATGCTCGCCTTCTTGCTGAAGGCGCAGCGCGGCACGTTCAACTTTCAGGACTACGCGAACCCGCTGCCGCGTGGCTCAATTACTGGCACGCTTACCGTTGCGACGGCGACCGCCAACGGAACGACGCTGACTTACAGCGGAACGACCAACAGCACGCAGTTCGCCGTCGGCGACTGGCTGCAAATCAGCACGTCATACTACAAGGTCGTGCAAGCAAACGGAGTGGGCACCGTTGATCTTTACCCCGCTCTCCGCAAAAGCTACGCGGGAGGCACAGCGATCGTTTACGGTCTAACGACTGGCGCTCGCGCTCAAGGCGTCTTCCGCCTCGCGCAACCGACGACAGAGTGGTCAATCGAACTGGCGAGCATTTACGGCATCAGCTTTTCAATCGTCGAGGACGTCGAGTCATGAGCATAACCACAGCAGGACGCGGACTCACAAACGACATGGTGACAGAGGTGAGCGCATCGCAGCTCTCGCCGATTCTGCTCGCTTCCCTTTCCTTCGCGACGCCCGTGCACATCTGGACCGGCTACGGCACGATCACGGTCGGCAGCACGGCATATCTCGGAATAGGAACGCTCGGCTCGATCTCGCCGGTTGAGGAGACGACGGACCTCGCGGCGCGCGGCATTTCCATGCAGCTATCGGGCGTTCCCACGGCGATGCTGGCCGTTGCGCTCACCGAAAATTATCAAGGACGAGAGTGCTCGGTTTTGTTTGGTGCGCTTCAATCCAGCGGCGCACTCGTGTCGTCGCCGGTCACGATCTTCTCGGGGCGGATGGACGTCATGAGCATCAACGACGACGGGCAAAACGCGACCATCGGAATGAGCGCCGAAAACAAGCTCGTGGACTTCCGCCGCCCGCGTGAAGTGCGCTACACCGACCAAGAGCAGAAGAACCTATTCCCGTCCGACAAGGGACTAGAGTTCGTCACGGCGATTCAAGAAAAGCAAATCTACTGGGGCAACGCCAAGCTCGTCGCGCCGGTGAACGAAGGCGGCGGCGAGAGCGAGCGCACCGGCTACGAATGAACATGGCCACGCGCTGCAATAACTGGCCGGACCTGCTCACGGCTTACATCGAGCGCAAGCGTCACGAGGCGTTTGCGTGGGGCTCCAACGATTGCTGCCTCTTTGCGGCAGACTGGGTGCAGATCGCAACCGGCCGCGACATCGCCGCGCAATGGCGCGGGCAATACGCAAGCGCGCTCTCGGCGCATCGAGCACTCAATCGAGGCGGCGGAATCGAGCGCCTTGTCGATGAAGCGGGAGGGATGAAGATCGCGACCGCGCTTGCTCGTCGCGGCGATCTCGTCGCGCAGGACGGCGGCGACGGCGTCGCGCTGGGCATCTGCATCGGCAGCGTCGCGGCTTTCCTCGCTCGCGACGGATTGCAATTCGTGACATTCCCAAACGCTAGAGTCTGGAGATTTTAACCATGCCACAAGTCATCGTAAATGCAGCGTATTACCTCTGGCTCGGTGTAAATGCGGTGGCTGGTGCGGGGGCGTTGAGTCAGGCCGCAGCGATTGCCACGGTGCAATTCATCGCCGTTACCGCCGCGTCAATGGCCGCGTCGAAACTACTCGCGCCCAAGATGCCGAGCTTCTCTGACTCGTCGCTCTCGGAGCGGGGCCAGATGGTGCGTTCCCCGATTGCGGCGCGCTCAATAATTTACGGTCGCTGCCGCGTCAGCGGGACCATCGTTTACATTTCGACGACTGGCACGAAGAACGAATACCTCCACTTGGTCGTCGCTCTGGCCGGCCACGAGGTCGAGGCAATCGACACGATTTATTTCAACGACGAAGAGGTGCCATTGTCAGGAAATCAGCCGACCGGATTTTACTCGGGCGTGGCGCTCATCAATAAAAAGCGCGGAGTGCCGAATGACACAGCGGACGCGGATTTGATCGCCGCTACCGTCAATCTCACAGACGGCAAATGGACCGCAGATCACAAGCTCTCTGGCATCGCCTACCTCTACGTTCGCCTGACGTGGGACGCGGAGAAATACCCGAGCGGAATCCCGAACATAAGCGCCGTAGTGCGTGGCAAAAAGGTCTTCGACCCGCGCAACTCTCAGACGGTCTATTCGGCAAACGCTGCGCTCTGCTTGCGTGATTATCTCACCACCTCGCTCGGCATGGGGATGACGACTGCGGAGATGGACGACACGGCGTTTGGCGTCGCGGCAAACATCTGCGACGAGAACGTCGAGATAAAGCCGGTGACGACGCCAACGCCGACCGAGGAAAACCGATACGAGGCAAACGGCGTCGTCTCGACCAGCGCATCGCCCGACGAGAACATCGGCAAGTTACTTTCTGCGATGGGCGGACTGATCGCCTACACCGGCGGCAAGATCGCGCCTTACGCTGCCGCCTATCGCATCCCGACCGTGACGTTCAGCGAGAAGCATTTCGTGGGGCCGATCAGCGTGCAGACGCGCACAAGCGCACGCGACCGCGTGAACTCGGTGAAGGGCGTTTACCTGAGCGAAATCAACAACTGGCAGGTCACGGACTTCCCGACGATCACGGATGCCACCTATGTTTCCGACGACAATGGCGTCGTCTTTTTCCGCGACGTGGTGCTGCCGTTCACGACTTCCTCGTCTTGCGCGCAGCGCCTTGCGGTCATCGAGCTTCGCCGCGCTCGCGAGGAGATCACGATGTCGGCGCGCTTTCGATTAGAGGCGATGCAAGTGCGCGCGGGCGACACGGTGATGATTACCAACTCGAAGCTCGGATTTTCCTCAAAGGTCTTCGAGGTCATGGAGTGGAATTTTGCCAGCGGCGGCAATCCTCCCGAGGTCTTCGTGGACATGACGCTGCGCGAAACCGACTCGTCAGTCTATTCGTGGAACGTCACGGATGAAATCTACACGGCAGGCGCGCTTAACACGACGCTGCCGGACCCGTTCACGATCAGCGCTCCGAGCGGCCTCACGCTTACGGCAAACGGAACGACGCAGCTCATCCAAGCCGACGGCACGGCGCTTCCGCGCATCCTTGTGGCGTGGACCGCGCCCGCCGAGGCGTTCATTCAATCGGGCGGCGTAGTGGGCATCGAATACAAGGAAAGCACGTCAGCGACGTATCTCACATGGAGCCGCGTCGGAGGAGACCAGACGCGCGACTTCATTTCGAGCGACGTGAAGATCGGGCTGACCTACGACGTGCGAATTTACGGCGAGTCTTATTTCGGCGTCTCTACGAGTTACCTCACGGCGCAAACAGGCGTCGCTAAAGACACGACCGCGCCCGTCACGCCCACCGGCCTCACCGCCGTCGTCGGCACGGGCCGCGCCGTCTCCCTCGACTGGAACGACAACACCGAGCCCGACTTCTCGGAGTATGGCATTTACCGCAACACCACGGCGGTCACGCCAGCGAACGCCAACACGAACAAAATCGCCGAGGTGCGCGCATCGCGATTCGTGGATACGGACGTGGACATCGGGACGACGTATTACTATTGGCTTAACGCTTACGACACGGTCGAGAACGTCAGCGGCTTTGCAACCTCGGTGTCTGCCACGCCGGTCGTGATTACGGCTGGACCGATCGACTCGACGCCGCCGAGCACGCCCAGCGCGCCGACCTTTGTTTCGGAATCGACTTACCTTTCAAGCGACGGCGGGACATTCGCGAAGATCACCATCGCCGCTCCCGCGCTTCCTGCGGGCGCGCGGGTCAATCAAGTGCTTTACAGGGTCAGCGGTTCGACTGAATTCCTGATTGCTTGCGAATTAACAGCAGCAGGAAACGCGACCATCGACGATCTTACGGTCGGGGCGGCATACGTTTTTGCGATTCGCGCGGTGTCGTTCAGCAACGTGCGCAGCACGGTCTCTTCTACTTTGTCGAGGACCGCGCCGAGCAACACGACGGCACCGGCTGCGCCGACTGGAGGGACATTCACGGGCGATGGCGTAAAGCCGAAATACTTTACCGGAACCCTCGTGTTTCTCGTCGGCACTCGAATCGGATGGGCACCAAACACCGAATCCGATTTTGATTACTACGAAATCAAAGCGACGACAACCAACAGCGACGCGGCGACAGATTACAGTTGGACGCCGTTCGACGGAGCAAATTTCTTCGTAACGACACGAGACACCGAAACGTTCCTCTACACCTCGACGATTGGCGCGGGATACATACGCATCAGGGCCGTGAACCGATCAGGGGTTGCGTCATCGTGGGCAAGTCTCGGAAACGCAAACTCAGCGGCGTCAGTCGGGACTGGAACGGTCTCAAAATACAATGACTCCGACGTAACCACCACCGGAATCAAAACCGGAGGCGGCTCATCCACACGGCAGGTCAACGTCGTCTATGAAATCAACGACGTGTTCGCGATTACGGGCGGGGCTACGACTTACGACCTGAGCATCTCACTCACAAATCGCGGATTCAGCACGAAGCCCGATGACGGTCTGGTCGTCGTCGAGGACGTGCTGTATCAGGGATTCTATGACTCGCAGGCCGCTGGCTCAACATCGACAAACGCGGTCATAAAAATCTACCGCAACGACGGCGGCACGCTCGCCTCGGGCAACCTTCGACTCTCGGCGCGGTTCACTGACTACACCTAACATGGCCTTTCAAAAAACATTCACGCTCCGCTCTGGCGCACAAGGCAACTACACGCGGCTCATCACCTATCGCGTGGACCGGATGACGCGCGAGGCCGTGGGGCTGTTCTCGCTCTTCGTGGACTCGGCGGCTGCGCACTCAGCCAAGGACCCGCTGACGCCGTGGATTGCGAAACTCCGCGTGACGGGCGACGCCTTCGACCGATACTTTTCCAACGCCGCGCTCGACGGGGACACGATGGCGAATTTCTACCGCGCAGCGAAGGCCGAGCCGATGGTTTCGGATTTCGGCGATGCTTTGTTTTCGGACGCGCT